AGCTGACCACCTAATTGTGCTGTTTGATAATTATATTTGTTATTGATAAATTTTCTTAATTCTTCAGCTTGTTTTACATTCATTGGTTTAACAGCACCGTTTTCATCTAAAAGACCAGCACGTTGCATATAAGTTTTAATTCCAGACTGCAAATTCTTTTCTTCTGTATAAGTAAAATTTTCATCTTTATTAAGAAAATCATCAAATTTTTCAATAGTTACAGGTTTGTCACCATGTACTTTTTCGGCTTCTTTATAAAGATTTTGACCTTCTTTAATCCATTTTTGATGACCTTCTTCAAGACCACTTTTAATAGTTTTACCTATTGCCATTTTGTCTGCGCCTTCTTCTGGAGTGCCATATCTAACGACAGTTCCACCTGAATCGGCTGTTATTTTTTCAAAATGATTATTTAAAACAGTTTTTTCGTGATTGATTTGTTGTGTAATTCCAGTAGCATACGGCCCTTGATCTGCTTTAGAAGTAATTAACTGAGCGCTTGCTTCTTTTGGATTTCCCTCTAATGCAGATTGTCTAATTGATTTCATTCCAACATCACGAAGCACTTGCTCTCTTTCAGACAAGTTTTCTGCTGTTGGTTTAGCGGTTGGCATAGGTGGATTTTCTTCAGGAACAGAAATATTTCCTGTTTTTTCCATATTTGCAATTGATTCATTTGCTGATTTTTCAACAGGTAATTGTTCAATTCCTTTTTGCTGAAATTGTTTATTAAGCTGTTCTGCTGCTGTAGGTTGTTCAGCAAGATTCTCTGGTGCAATTTCAGGTTTACCGAGTGTTGGCTCTACACGCTCAGTTAAACCTTTCTTTGCTGCAAACTGTTCTTCTAATGCTGATGTTGTTTTACCAGCACCTTTAAGTAATCCTGCGCCTTTCATAACGCCAGGTATTGCAATTAAATTAACAAAAGTATCAACGTCAGATTTTGGTAAGCCCGTTTCTTCGGCTATCTTATCAACGCCTTTTTCAACGTTTTCACCTACATAGCCCATTACTTTGGTAAGCAATGCGTCTTTATAATCTTTGCTATTTACATCAACACCAAATCGGCCTGCAATATCAGGCGTTAGCGCTTCGTTTATTTTGTTTGCAATCTCATCTCGTTTTTCAACAGGGAATGATCCTGGCATAGCTTTATCTGCAAGATAAGTATATGCCTTGGATGCTACGCTTGCTAATCCAGCTGGCATACTTGCAAGGGTTTGCACGTTTGATATTGCAGACGTACTAGGCTTAAATCCACCAACAATGTCTAATTCTTTTAATGATTTAGTTTGTGGCGTCATTCCCATTGATTCAGGAATTGTTTGATTTTGTTCTGGTTGAGCCATAGGTGCTTGTGCAACAGGCTCAGGATTAAAAACAGGCTTTTGTTTACGTCCTGCGATTTCTTCTTCCGCTTGGTCAAAAGCGCTAGAAATACCGTTTGCAGTTTCTCTAGGCTGAAAGTCTTTTAATGATTCTTTTGTATATGGTTTAGCTCGCTGACCAGTAGGAATACCAATCGTACTACCTGGCAATCCAGCCCATTGTTTACCAGCAAGTTTTACAGCAGATTCAATATCGCCATTGTTAATAGCATCAAGTGCGCCCGATTCGTCAAGCAATCCAATCGCCGCACGTTTTTGATTTTCTTCGGTAAAGTCTGGCAAACCTTGTTTCTTTTTTTGATCGTCCCAAGTAGACTTCAAAATTTGATACTTACCAGCAGCCGTACTTACATCACCACGACTATTAAATGGAACACGAATATTTGGATGATCTGAATCATCTTTAAATTTTTTGTAGCCAACAGTTTCATTGGCTGCGGGAAACCCTTCGTTCTTATGAATACCTGCTAACAATCCATTTACAAGGGGGTCATCCATGTATTGATCGTATTTTTTTGGTTCAGGGCCGATTCTATTAGTTTCAAATTCGTCAAACGCATCAGCGATAGAAGCCATTACAAGTTCCCATTCATCAGGTTTTCGTATTTTTCAGCTTTAATTTTAATCTTTTTACGTTCTTCAGCAGTTATGTTTTTAAGGAATTCTGGTAACTTGCCATTTTTCATAGCATCAATTGCAAGAATAGCTTTTGGATCATAAGCATTAGCCATTTCATTGTGAAATAAACGTTCTGCCTGAATATCGCCATTAGTATTTTTAATGACTTTTTGTAAACCGTTATTCATGTTTTGAGCATGAAGCATAATTGGTTTAATTTGCTCTAAAGATGCTTTTATTGCTGAAACAGGAGCATTAGGATTTGCTATTGATGATGCAGCAGCTTCAAGCGAACTTGCAAATTTACCATTTGTTGCTTTATTAACTTCAATTGTTATACCTGCCAAATCTTTAGCAAGTATAGCTTTTGCTGCGGCTTCATCTGTTCCTACAGGAATAAAATATCCAGTAGCAGAAGATAATTTTGCCAATGCTTCTCCTAAACTTCCTTCATTTATTTTATCTAATACTTCTGTTGCTTCATTTATTCTTGAAATGCCTTTATTTATATCAGGTGCGCTATTGGCTAATGAATTGCGTTGCTCTTGCATTTGAGCATAACTTTGTTTTGTTTCCGTAGGCGGCAACATTGCTTGTGGCGATGTTTCTTGTGGCGTTCCTACTGTAATTTGACCAGTGCTAGGATTAATTGTTTGAACAAGTGGTTTACCTGTTGGTGTTTCTCCAGCAATAGATTGTTGACCAGTAATATTAGCTTGTTGTTGTGATGCAGGAATTTGATTACGTCTAGCCAAAGCAATCATATCAACGACAGAAGCAGGATTTTGATGTGCCGCAGAAATAAGATGAGCTGCTCCAATTTCTGCTTGTTCTAATGGCACACCGCTATCAATTAATTTATTTTTAACTATCATGATTTTTCTAGTTATTGCCATTGGGTCTTTTCCAGCAAGAATATCTGGGTCTTGACTTAATGCAGACAAACCACGATCAGCGGCTTCTTGATATTTTTGTTTTGTTCCAAACTGTACTTGCTTAGTTGCTTCTTCAGCTTGTGCAATTTCTTGTGGATTAATTTGTTTTTCTTTTTCTGCCAATTGGCTTAATCTTTGCATTTCAACAGGGAAAGATTGCGCTTGCTGTTGATATGCTTGCGCTCCCCTGGCAATGTTTATCATATCGCTAAGGCTTGTTGTCGGTGCTTTTGCTTGCAATGCAATGCTGTTATCTATTGGCATAATTTATCCTCAAGAAGCAACTGGAGTTGAAGGCGCTGTATTTGCTTTAGGTGCAAGCAATTGACTTAGCATATAAGTATTTCCAACATTACTAAGCCCAGAAGAAATTGCGTTAGCGCTCCCAACCGTTCCTGCTGCATTTGCTTGTGCCGCGCCAGTTAATCCTGCGGCTCCTGCTGCTGCGCTGCCTGTTGTTAATCCAACCAAATTAGCACCAAGACCTGTTGCCAAGTTTGCTGTATTTGAACCATAACCTGTTGCCAAATTTGCAGTATTTGTGCCGTATCCTGAAGCCAAACTTGCCAAGTTTTGTGATGTATTTTGTGCCAAGCCTGTGGACGTAGGAGCCAAAGTACCAAACATACTACTTAATGTATTACCAAATTGACCACTTGCCTGAATTTGTTGAGAATTAGCTGTTTGCCCTAATCCAGCAATTCCAGACAATCTGTTATAAATGTTATTTTGTTGCGTTTGATAATTATTAAATGCGTTTTGATATGCATTTCCAGCATAATCTTCTGCAAATTTTGCAGCGTTTGTTGCAATGTTTGAGCCACCACCACCAACATTCATTTGTTGATTGGTCGCACCAAGACCTTGATTTAACATGAATTGATAATTAGGTGCTAAATAACTATTTAAGTCACTTGATGTAAATTCATGGCTTAAACTTGGAATTAAATTTTGCAATGCTGTTGCACCGGCCGTACCTGCATTTTGATATGGAACCAATGCACTTAAATTACTGCCATATAATCCAGATTGAGTTCCATAATTTTGATTATATAAATTGTTTAAATAATCGCTTTGCGAACCTTGCATTTGCGTCAAATAATTTTGCGCTTGTCCATAAGCATTACTTTGAGCATTTTGAGCATTGCCGTATGCATTAGTTTGCGCTGTCTGAGCATTTCCATAAGCATTTTGCAAAACAGGAATATTAGCTTGTGCGGTTTGTTGTTGCAATTGTGCTGCTTGCGTAGCGGCATCCGCTTGTGTTTGAGCAGCAGATTTTGATGCGCCAGCAGATAGCGCACTACCCACTAATGAAGCGCCTGCAACGGCAGTAAGTCCCCAAGTCATAATGTTTCCTTTTTATCCAGCTTATTCGTTTCAATATTCGCAATTAAGCCTATATCATTATAGCTTGGTGCGATAATTTCTGATTCAATTTTATCTAAATTAGATTCCCCAACATATTCTGTCAAATGAATAGTTGTCCATAATGTATCTTCTTCTGCATATACCGCTCTTTTTAATCCTACTTCAGATATAAAAGTGCATGGTGCAATCAAATATTTATTACCAAATTCGGTAAAAACTTTTACTTTTCCTTTGGTAATAAAATTTAAATGCTGATGCTTATGTATTTTACCTATTATTAGGGTTCCTTTAGGAATTAGCATTTCCCTTGCATAAGTACAGCAACCATATTTTTCATCTTTTGGCGTGAAATAATGATTTAATTCGCAATCTTCAAGCGTTGATTCAATTGCTCCAGAATCAATTGCGTCTTGCAATCCTTGCTGAACGCATAAAATATCATTTCTAAACTTTTCTTTTTTAAATTCAGGATTAAGAATTCCGCTATATGTAATATTCATACGATGCTAGTAATAATTCCGTTAGTCACTGTAATTGTTTTTTGAACGGCATCACCGGATTTAAATGTTCCAGATACCCCAATGTTTTGCGTGGACATTGTTCCAAGCCCTGAAACATCAGTATTTGGGATAGATGCGCTCGCAGTAAAAGGAGAAGTGCCATTCCCTTTTAAATATCCTGTTAATGAATTAGCGCCTGAGCCACCATTAGGAACCGCAACAATTCCAGTTACGCTTGATCCTGGTACAGTAATCGAAGTATTAGATGCGGCCGTAATTTGACCTTTTGCATTAACTGTAAACGTGGCAATCTGCGATCCTGAACCATACGATCCAGCCGTTACCGAAGAATTTGATAAGCTAATCGTAATTGCGCCAGACGTAGAATTTATATTAATTCCAGTTTCAGCAGTCAATCCGTTTAAAGCATATCCAATGCCAGTGCCAATCAATATTTGACCATTTGCAGGAACGGTACTTAATCCAGTTCCACCATATATAACAGGGACAATGTTAGCCACATTAATGCCAACATAAGACGGGTTAAGCAACCAAAGCATCCATTCTCTTGATGGTCGCCCCGTTTGAGGATCAAGAAATGGACTTTGAGGATATACAATATTTGTACTTGGTGCTTGAGCCATTAGTTTTCGCCCATGCTTGATTTAAGGTTTGCAGAAACAATCACAGCTTTTATTGGATCAGATACAACAACTTCAAATACTCGATCTCTTGACCAACCCAATCGCCTCCAAATAGCACGATTTTTGTATTTGCCGATTTTACCAATACTAACCCAATGCTCATTTGACCAAGTAGATCCACCATCATTTGACCATCTAAGCATAGCTTGCGGATCAGCGCCTACAGTTTCGCCATTTATATTAAAGTAATACCAAATTGTAACAATTTGAGTTGGTGCAATATTAAATGTTTGTGATGGAGCAATAACAATTGAAGTAGGTGATAAATGTTTATTTGTGAATGTATATCCATTAATTCCTGCGCCTGGCTGAAATTGGATTTGTAATTCATCAAAATACATTCGCTGTAAATCAGCTACTAAATGCGGCGCTCTCCGCAATCTTCTAATCGTATTGCCATTTTCAGTGTAATTATTTTGATCAATGGCATAAATCGTGCCATTTTGATAATCACCAACCAAATTAACGCCATTAAAAAATGCAGCGCAATTACTACGATGACGGTGGTAAATGCCCTGAGCGTCAACAGATAACCATTTATGCCACATCTTTGATGCTAAATCATAAACCCATGTAATATCAATCGTAGGAAAACTTACCACATAGAATTCGTGACCTTCAATTTGATAGCTGTATGCAATAGCGTCTGCAATGTATTGGCCAGCGAGCGTAGCTTCGACAGCATGAGTTGATACCCTTTGAAATTGATAACCGATAATCCCACCAATAATGGCTTGACCTCTTGCATCTTTACTTACGAATAAGAATTGTTCCGAAAATCGAGCTATTGAAAATGGCGCAGCAATACCATGCTGCAATGAAGTGCCTGGAACACGCTGAAACGGAAAAGACGTAATGCCTGTGATTACATTACCAACGTCTACCCATACTTCGGTAGTTGTTTCACCAAGCAAAAATACTTGTCTGTGGTCTACAATTAATGAAACCAAGCTATCTGGCGCACCATCTTTTGTGCCATAGTAACCATTTAATGAAAATGGCGATCCAAGATCAGACACAGCCCAATTTTGAGTACCAGGCTGATTGTAAACAATGTAATTATCAACAACATCGCAAACAGTTGATCCAACCCACGGGCCATCAGAATTGGATAATTGTGCAAATACGTTTGGACTAACTTGCCAATAGTATCTGTTAGTACCATCAGTTATATATGCTGTTAATCCATAACTCGTCATTACGTTATCAGTTATTGATACATAACCAGTTGAACTAGATAACGATCCAATAAATGACGAATTATTGTTAGTATCAATTGAATAAACAAATGATCCAATGACAACAACAAGATATTTTCCACCTGACATGGTATGCATACCACGCACAGGCGCATTATTAAATTTAAATAATTGAGTTAAGCCTGGGGTAGGGTATAAAGAGACAACGCCTCGATCACCAGGTTGCTTTAATGGATCAATTTCAGGGTAAAAATTAATACATTCTTGTGCATCCTGATAAATAGAGGGTGCTTCATAAGACGGGCCAACAAATCCAAAATCAGGCATAGCCCATCCTTATCTAAAAAAGCCACCTGTCAAAATCCAACCAGCATCACGTTGTCTACCGCTTAACAATGCATCGGAGAATCTAGCTGATTGAACAGGACGCATATTTGTGCGTTTTAATGTTGCTTTTGCTTGGGCAGCAAAATTCATAATCATTGATGATTGTACTTGAGATGCTTTGCCATACATAGGCATTAATCTTTCAGCAAGACACCACCTTAAAGCCATTGTATAGCCTTGAGGAAGGTTAATTACATCATATAAAGTTGTGTACCGACTAAACAATGAATCTGCAAAAATATGCATTTCACCTTGAGCGGGATTTGGCCATACAAAAATGTTACCAAGGCTTTCGGATGGCTGGTAATAAAGCGCTTTAGGCCACGGACCGTTAAGCGTTTTTAAACCAATCATTTCATAATCTTCAATGTTTAATACGGCAACTGGATAATCTAATCCACCGTTTAATATTGGCTGACCATTTGAATTAGTATTAATCCGAACAAATGCAGAATTTATTGTCAATGGACGCTGATAATAAGCGTTAATTGTCGTTGATGCTACAGTTTGAGAAATGTTGACAGTGTATGTACCTGCCTCATTGATATTGCCACCAGCACCAGTTAAAAAGCCAACAATGGTAGTTCCTGGAGATACTCCGGTTCCTGACAATGTTTGCCCAAGCGAAACCGCCCCAGAAGCAATTGCCGTAACCGTTAAAACGTTTCCTGAAATTGAACCTGTTATAACTGATCCGATTTCGCCACCTGGCCCAATAGTGTATTGAGTTTGACCATTAGTAATTGGAAATATGATCTCATTTTTATAATAGACCATCATATCTTCGTTTGACCATTGATCTACCATATCATTAAGCATATCAAAAGCGTCTTGTGCTGCTTCAGGAGTAGGATTTTCTCCGGCCTCTAATGCGCCAATGTCTTTCAAAGATCGGCTAATAATATCAATGGGCATTGTCATAATTTAATCCTTAGATCGTGGGCGTGAATACTTGTGGCAACCAAGGAGCGACAACAGTATTTTGCTTTTGAATATTTTGTAATTGCTCTATTAATCTAGATTCAATGATACATTTTCCATCTATAAATGATTCATTTTTAATCCAATTAATAACAATTTCTTCAGTTATATCTTTAAATGGAATTGACGCAACATCTCCTTGAAACTTCCAATTGCCTTCAGTTTCAATGATATTGCCGTTTTCAACAATAGCCACATGATATTTAGCATAAGTGATTAACTCTGCGTCAGCTTGAATATCTAATATTTTCCAAGTAATCATGCTGTTCTTTGCAATAAGTAATAATAATTACTGCCAGATAACAATGAGCCGCCCATTGTTTGCCATGTGCCAGTTAATACAGGAGTAAATCCAGAACCAGCAACGCTAGTATTTGCAGCATAACTTGTTGTTGAGTATGCAAAAGCATAACTACCGACAGAGTTATATGCAGGGAAAGCTGATACTGCAAACCCTGTTCCCGTTGACGTTACAATATTTCCAGCGGTTCCGGCTGATGTTAATCCGGTTCCACCATTTGCAACAGACAGTGTTCCTGACAATACAACATCAGAAATTGAAGGAGTTGCAGGTGTTAATCCAGTAGTTCCACCCGAAAATGAAGTGACAATATTTTGACTTCCTACTGCGCCACTAATATTATCCCATGATCCAATTTGATTATTTGATGCATCTTGCAAAATAAACTTGTAAGCTGAACCAACAGTTAGCCAAATTTCATTTGGAACACGACCATAAGCATCTAAAATAATTGGGTTTGTATTGGCAATATTTCCAAGATTAGACGTATATGTAGCTAATGGCGAAGAAGTACCTGCTGAATAAGTGTATATTTGTCCACCAGCAAGCGGAATTCCATTGTTATTAAAAAATTGCCATCCTGCACCAGCAAAACCGGATAAATATACGCTAGACATTATAAAACCATCCAAGTTTTAGTAGGTTCATCCCAAACATAAGATTGATTTGGCTCTAATGCAGCAGTTGGCATTGCTGTTGGTGGCGTCCATAACCAAGTTGGAGCAGATATTGTCCAGCTTGTACATAAAATTGAATTTCGATCTACAGGTCTTGGCGCATAAAATACATCATTAGCAGAATCATAAACATAACCAATTCCGGCATAATTTCCACGCAACGCAGGAATAATAGATGTGTTTTCTAATCCCGTTTTTGGATCATAATGTTTTCCACCTATTGTATTATATGAAGTTTCAATCCATGCGCCAGGGCTTGAATCTACAAATGTATTAAAAAATTCAGATTCAGCTACGATAACTTGCGTGACTTTTCCATCAACGACTTTTGCGTAATGTGCCATAATTATCCTTAAGCAGTATATGTGTCAGAAGATGTAAAAGTATGAATAGTATATCCACCAGATGATGTAACAGTACCACCTGTTCCGCGCTTCGATCCAAAATAACTAATAATAACGATTCCTGAACCTCCTGTTGCGCCAGTACCACTAGATATAGCATATCCAGCACCACCACCACCTCCTGTGTTTGCAGTTCCAGCAATACCATTTGGAGTTCCTGAAACACCACCTGCTCCACCTCCTCCTATACCACCAACACCAGAAGTTGTATCACCTGCTCCACCTCCACCACCGCCATAATTAACAGCAAAACCAGATATTGAATTTGAAACTCCAGCGCCACCAGCGCCACCATTTGATCCTGATCCGTTAGAACCTACAGCACTTACACCACCGCCACCACCACATCCAGAACCGCTACCACCAGTAGCACCACCATTATTTCCTTGCCCACTTGTACCTGAACCACCAATATTTGAACCGCCAGAACCGCCACCACCTGAACCTCCTGCTGCACCTACAGAATTGTTACCTCCTTTACCACCGCCAATCGCAGTTGCAATCCCATTGCTTATACTTGAATTTGTACCATTATTATTAGCTGCACCGCCAGCACCAACAGTAATTGTATATGCGGTTCCAGAAGATAAAGTTGCAGTTGATGTTAATAATCCACCAGCGCCACCACCGCCTCCATTTGATACAGCAAAAAGACCTGCACCGCCACCACCTCCTCCAGCCACAACTAAATAACTAGCTAAATATAATAATGAAGTAACTGGTTGCCAAGTTGAACCCGTCCAAGTTTCTTCTTGGCTAATCGTAGTATTCCAACGAGTCCAACCTGGTAGTGGTGAAGAAGGTCTTTGCGCTGTAGTTCCAAAAGGTAACATTAATGCTTGATTTGTAGGATCAGCTAACGCAATTGTGCCATTTGTAGCAGGAACAGTAATTGCAAGCGTAGACGCTGTATCTGATCCGGTTAATGCTGTAGAGCCGCCTGAAGCGCCCTGAAAGACAAGAGTTCCCATAATATTTCCTATGGAGCAATAATAATAGAGGAAGCAGTCATCGCTCCCGTTGATGGGTTATATTTTAATTTAGTTGACGATGTATATATAGTAGAAAGTGAACCACTAGATGCGGCCGCAAATGTTACATATCGAGTCGCATTAGTTGTCGTATCGTCTGTAATTGTTGCACCACTTGCAGTTGACCAAGTTGGTGTGCCAGTTCCAGATGACGTTAGAACCTGTCCAGATGTACCGGCAGAACCAGCAAGTTGAAGAATTCCGTTTAAATTAACTGTTGTACCAAATGCAGAGCCAATGGCAATGTTAGTTGTTGATCCCGTTAAACCGCCGGTTCCAAAATTAAGGGTTTTGGTGTTTCCTGATGCAACCGCACCGGATGCAACACTAACGGCTTGAGAAGCTGTAGATTGACCAACGGTGATATCGGCGGTAGAGGCTGCACCTCCAATTGTGGTTACGCCTGCGGTTACGTTTATACCGTTGGAATAAGACGCAGTTGCTATAAATGATGTTAAACCATTAAATGTAGTTGTACCACCTACTGTGGAACCAATACTAATTATGGTTGTAGAACCTGTTAAACCTGCATTGCCAATATTAATAGTATTAGTTTGACCTGATGCAGTAGCGCCAATAGCAATGCCGGTTGTAGAAGATGTTGTTTGACTAGAACCTGTTGATAATGTTCCAGTTGAAATCAAACTAGAACCACTAAATCCGGTGGCACTTAAAATACCTGTGCTTGGATTGTATTTATATTTAGTGGAACTTGTATAAACAGTAGATAATGATCCGCTAGTGGTTGTGCCAAACAAAGGATATTCTGTTGCATTAGTAGTTGTATCATCTGTTACGCTTACCGCAGCACTGATGGTTGTCCAAGTTGGAACACCAGAACCATTTGACGTTAATACTTGTCCACTTGTTCCATTTGCAATAAATGCTGTCGTATTGGCTGCGCTTTGATAATGCAATTGGCTTGCAACACCACCAGCAATGTTTGTCGCTGTGGTTGCCGTTGTTGCACTTGTTGCTGTTGTTGCACTAGATGCGCTTGTTGCAAACGTAGCTGTTGCAGCATTTCCACCAATAGAAAGACCTGCGGCCGTTCCTGTAATGTTTGTACCAATAAGAGCAGATGGTGTGCCTAATGCTGGCGATACAAGAGTAGGAGACGATGCTCGAACAAATACCCCTGTACCTGTTCCGGCATATTCAGCAGAAGTTAAATGATATTCTTCGTTTGCTGTACCGCCTTGAAGCCCACCCAAATCATTATGGTTTGCAACAGTGCCACTTGTAAACACTTGCGTAAATGCTGAATCAATTTGTGTCGCAGTGGTTCCATTATTAACAACAATAATTCGACCAATCAAGATTGCCATTGTTGACAAAATTGGAGGCGGTGCTGGTGGTGATGATGATTGTGCGGCAGTCAATGTTGCATTAGTTGTACCCAATACATAAGCCAATTTAGGCAATGATGAACCATCTAAATAGCGATAAACCCAATTGACAGCATAATGATTGCCACCAGTCAAACTGGCTAAATTCGTACCGTTATCATATTGACTGTTGTTATATGTCGAGACAGTGCTAGTTGTCCAAGCGCCGGACACATGGTAATAAAAATCAGCGTTATTTGATGCGGACGTTGTTGAAAGCTCATTATATTGCGTGACACCGTACCAAATCACGCCAGCAGTGGACGTAATAATTTGTCCTGTACTTTCACCTAATGCCAAGCCAGATGCCCATTGATAGCGATTAGTTTGTACTAAACGGCGATTTAATCGGCTGGCTGTAGACAGCCCCCAATTAATAGGCTGAAAATGAACATTGCTTCCTGCTCGCCATAACAATGCGGCTCCAACAATACTAGAGTTATCAATTAAGCCAACGTTGGTTGTTACTTGATAAACAGGTGATCCAGAATTGTAATTAATAACCAAATAATTAGCGGATTGATCTGTCAACGAAAGTCCTGTCGCAGCAGGAATAACGTATGTTTTATAATCGCCTGCCCATCCAGTTTGAGAAAACAATGTTGCATTAACAGATGAGGCATTAAATGTTGCTCCACCGCCTGTCACAGTGATTGTGGGATTTGATAACGCACCTGGCGTATCTGCGCCAACGTCCAATTGTTCTACATTGCCATAGGCGTTTTTAAAATACAATCCAGTATAAGCAGTCCATAAATCACCATTATTAGGTGATGATGGAGAAGCACCATAAGGAATGGTAATTGGTGCTGACAATGTTGTTGATTGAGCAAAAGTAGCCAATCCGCTTACATTTAATGATGTAACACTTGCCGCAGCAGCAGTTGTTCCACCAATTACGGCATTATCAATTGTCCCGCCAGTAATAAACGGCGATGTAATTTTTTTATTTGTGAGTGTTTGAACGCCAGATAATGTGGCAACAGTCGAATCAATGGAAAATTGATTTGCAATTAACTGCAATCCTGTTCCGGCCGTATAAGTACCAGCGCCAGAGAATTGCGTAAATGTAATGGCCGTAACGCCAATAGTGCCGCCTTGATTTGATGTACATACCCATCCAGAATCAGCTTGCGTTACGCCTTCTTCAATAAATGTAAATGCTCCTGGCACTTCAGACCAAGTATTAAAATCGCTTGATCGAGTCCAAGAGCTAGCAGAAACAATATAAATGCCGTTGTTTGCTTGCGTTGTTTGATTCTTAACTAAAACACGATCACCCGCATTTGCAGATACAGAATCAATGCTTTGCAATCCAGACAATGTAATATTTGCTGTGGTGGCAAGTCTGCACGATGCTTTCGGATCAAGCCCTTGCGCTACCGCATCAACATAACCTTTGTTGACTATATCGTTTACACCAGATGGTGTAGTTGATATTTGACCGGTTGTGGTCGATATATTTGTAAAAATACCTGTAGAAGGTACGCTTGAACCAATAGGGGTACTGTCAATCAAGCTGCTTGTAATCGTTAGCCCAGATTGAATAGGGCTAACAGAAGGATAAAATGGCTGACCCTGACCAATAAATGTATTAAATGTACCGTCTACATTAAACAATGCCTGAACGGGTAATATATTTTGATCTACAGTTTTGGCAGGATCAGCCATAAAACTCCTTACGATTGGTCTGCTGTTGGTGTTACATACAAAATACCGGCTACAGCCGAATTACTAATTGCAGTCATATAAAACGGTGTAGTAGGAACAGCTAAAACAATTGGTTCTGTCATTGATGGAGGCAAAACATAATCGCCTGGCGTACCATCAACGGGGAAAACAGCATTAGGTGCAGGGCTGTAATTAGCCATTTTAACAGCAATAGGCGATAATCCGGTATTCAAAAACGATGCAAAATTGATTTGATCGTTAGTTGTATCATCAATTAATAATGACGAATGCACAGTCGATGAAACAGACAAAGCATAAGTCATACCAGCGGTGCGAACTACGCTTGTGCTGGCCATGATTAAACAGCCGTAACAGGAAGTGGACCATCAGAACGAACAATTTGGATTGTATAAACACCAGCAGCAGGCGTAACAGAACCGGCCGTGACATTACCAAATTGAATTGTCAAAACGTTAGCTGCCAAACAATCAGCTTCAGCAATAATAATACCTGCTGTTTGCGTTCCATTAAAACCAATTACGCTAACAATGTCAGTTGTTTGTAAGCCTGGAATTGTAAACGTTTGCGCTGCGGTAGTAATTGTTGCAACGGCTGCTGGCGTCAATGATGGAGCAATATAGAATGTGGAAAGCGCATTACCACGGGCAATGGTACTTGAAGGCATAATGTTTCCTTTAAAGAAAGCCCCCCGAAGGAGGCTATTCTATTTAGCTGAAGTCGTAACCGTAAACATAAACGTCAACAGTAGCAGCAGCACCTTGCGCTGTACCAACGTTTACATACAGGTTTTGACCAGTTTGCGTAGCTGTAGATGCAACAGTACGCTGAGAAACAACGGTCGGGCCTGTCAATGCTGACAATGCTGCGTTAGCAACAATAGCTGTACCACCGGCAGCGGGGGCGGTAAATACGCCAGCCAATGCAGTTGTAAGGCTTGTTGAAGCGTTGACCATAATGACGTTTGACACTGAATAAGTAGTCGAGTCGATTACGGGCAGAACTGTATCACCAGTTGCATTAACGTTCACGCCTTGATAATAGGCGATCAAACGCAACACTTGGTTAGATGACAGGTTTTGTGGGTGGTTACTGACTGTTACTGCGGGGCCTGGATTAGCCATGATAAATTCCTTTAAATTAGGTTCAAAAAGCGGGGGATTTCTCCCCCACTAATTTAAGCTGCAACTCGGCAAGCCAGTTCTGGATACAGAGGAGCCCAACCGTAAAGAACGTCCAAACGGGTAGGGATCGAATCGTTGTTAATCGTGTATTGGCGAACCACACGCATTGACAAACCGATTTCCTTATCGCTTGCACGACCGGCAAAGTGAACGCCCTCTGGCAGTTCCAGATCAGCGACTGCGAGTGTGAACGCATTTTTGTGCATGATAATGTTCTGTGGGGAAACAATACCAGTGTTGTTAAATGGTGTCACAGCAGCAGAGCTTGATGTTGTCGAAACAACAACGTTCTGGAATTGACCAGCAGTAATGATGGCTGGCGATACTGTTACAGAAGCTGATCCACTTGAAGCGATGGTCACAGCAGAAGTCACTACGAAGTTACGCAGTTTGTTCGAGCCGTAAGCCTGACGGTTCTGTGGGTTAGCAGCGTAAACGCCAGCGATTGTGATTACATCGCCTTGGTTAATCGCAGCAGCAGCCGTTGCAGCAGAGATTGTGATGGTTGAAGTCTGAGCCCAACCGGATGTGAGCGAACCAGCAAATGTTGCTGTGTTGGTTGTCAAAACCGAAGTTGCATACGAACCGAAAGTCTGTGACACAACGTTCTGGTCAAGTTTCCAATTCATGCCGGATGAATCACGACCCATCAAACCTTTCTCGTATTGCTCGCTGATTTTAGTAGCGGGCATAAACAAGCCTTTTAGCGAGTCAACGATAGTTGCAGATGTGAATGGTTCAACGATACATGAACGGCGGCCATCACGGGGTGCGCCTTCAGAATCAAGATATGCACCGGCTGTCAGGTATGTAATCAGACCTGTAGGTGGAACGCCAGCAGTACCAACGATGTTAGCTGTGCTGTTTTTAGCCATAACCAAACCATCACGGTCGATCTTGTTGGCGATAGCTGCGACAGCAGGCTTCAGAACACGGTCACTAAACATATCCAACGACAAAGCCAAGTCTTGTGTCGTGAATTGTGTATCAACGTGGAACTGAGTCGACAAGGTAACAGGAACCGAACTCTCGTTGAAATCTTCAACGTTAAGCGCAGGGCCAGTTGTACCGATGAAACGACCAGGCTTACGAACGTTTACAGTTGCTCCAATCTTTGCACCGACAACAGCGAACTGGTCATCATAGTTACGATCAACTTCTGATGTGAACGTAAGTTCGTTTTCGAGAACCATCAAGGCCTCGTTCGTGATTTTACTAATGGTTAGCAAGTTATTTGCCATGATATTTCCTTAATTGATAAATTGTGTTACCTGATCTTGCCAGCTTTGCGAGCTTCTTTGTATTGCTGATATGTTCCGTGAAATACACCATTTGTATCCATTTTCACATCTATACCAGAGCTACTAGCTTTCAAAGGGTTGATAGGAGCAGGTGCTTTAGACTTCACAGCAACAGGCTTGCTTTCTACGTCTTTAACTTCAAAACGTGCTTCTAATTTACCAAGTTCACGCAGAGATTTCTGAGTAGTCATTTCTGACAAACTTTTAGCAAACTCAGGGTTTTCGGCTAAATGATATAGAACTTGTGGCCCTACTTCACTTTCCAAAATCGCATCACGCACATCATTGCTTACCGCAACATCAGCGCTTTGCACCATGTCATCAAAATCAGGCAAACTAGCTTTTGCAGCATCTAGTCTTTTTGTCCAGGTATCAATAACCTTTTCACGCTGACTATTTGCAATGCGTTCGGCATCTTGTCGATCTCGCTCGCTCAATGCTTTCTCAGTCGAGTATTCAGCTAATGCTTTTGCGTATTCAAACGCATCATTAAACTGGCTCGGCTGAGGCTCATCAAGTACAGAAACGTCCTTTTTAACGGGATTGCTTCTGCCCTCTAGCTCTCGTATACGATTCTCTAACGCTTCCTTATCAGCTTTAGCCGCAGCAGCTTCCTGCCTGGCTTGTTCACGCTGTTTAGTTAGCTCAGAAAATCGTTTTTCTAACTTAGGATTAGCTTTCGGCTTCTCTGTTACTTCGCTTTCATTCTCTGCTTCTGTGTCGCTCTGTGATTCTGCCTCGACTAACGGCTCTGATTCCTCAGCCTCATTAGGAGCATCATCTACAGCCAAACCCAGTTTTTGTGCATGGAACTCGGCTAAATTTTCACTGGTTACAACTGATCCTGCTTCTCGTACATCGGACATGAGTTTCCTCAAGAATTGTCTTAGTTAAATGCTAACTAATAAGCATAGTTAATAGTTTAATCTTAAATTGGTAATTGTCAATCAAATGGCACGTTCGGTTGTCTCTGCTGATGCAGCGTGTAATGATCTTTTATCCAATTCTGCAAGCATTAAAGCAAATTCACCTTTAATCTTTTCAATTTCAAGCTGAGTTTGCGTCTTAATAACCGTATCGTGCGCTGCAACATCAGTACGCATCTTGGTATCGTGCCTACGTTCTGAGTCACGCAATTCAACATCGTGCGCTTTGGTTGTAACTTCCATGAGCTTGCGTTTAGTTGCTGCATCTTCTTTAAGCTGTGCAATAGACGAACCATATTTCATGTCCATCTGCATAGCTTGAATTTGCTGCTGCAATTGCTCAATAACTTGCTTAGACTGTGCAAGTTGCATTTGTGCTTGCGGAGGAATGTCTGACTTATCATCAATCTGAGCCAATGGATTAGCAGCGGCCATACGGTCAGCAATAATGTCTGCCCCAGGGAAATCCATGTTTCTGAAGATCAGATCGCCAGCAGTTTGCATCAATGTAGGATCCGCGCCTAACAATTGCATCATTGATCCAACTGCTTCCTGACGCTTTGAGTTATATCCTGGACCTGTCTCCATAACCACATCATATTCACCAACTGTTACATCGTTTAATACTTTTTCAACGCCTTGGTCATCAACCGATGGCTGATTTAACGTCACCAATTCAGGCTTATTATCATTTCCAATGATTCGCAATACTCTTTGCGTGTCATATATTTTAGGTATCAGGTCAAGAACAATTTTACCAGTCTGACGCATGGATCGTGTCGCATTGTCATAATAATGGTAATTAGTCATGTCAACTTGTTGTTGCTGACCATTAATTGCTTTGCCCGATTGATTTCCTTGCGGCAATTGTGATGGATCAAAAATACCAATCACAGCCATTAAGTCTGCATTCATTCCCTGTGCTGCGGCCATTACACCTGCTGGTGGTGCTTCTGGCTGAATTCTTGAAGGAACAGGCGCGGGTTTTCCATCAATATCCGTCTGCTTATAACGCAATACCGGCATAGCTTTGATGTTAGCTTGCGCCCATTCGTTCTCATGTCCTTCGTCTTGACCTTCAGCAAGCAACCATTTTGCCTTTGGAGCTAATGCAACGCTCTCTGTAAGCGCTGTAGACCAATAGTTGTACATTCTTGCAGGGTCTTTAGCAAATCGCACCAAACCGTGTTTCTTGCGCTTGCCTTCGACAACAACTTGCTGACCATATATAGGAACGATTGGGATATACTTACCAGCCCAAATGCCTTCCTCCAAGATTTCCATTGCCGTAAGTTTGCACCATTTAACGACTTTGCGATATGAATCACGCTTGTCAATAATAGTAATGCCAGCTTTGGCCAATTCATCTTCTGATGGCATTTCATCCGAATAGCCGCTTGTCCCATCAGACAGCATCAATAACTTAGCTTTGACACGATCTGTATAGAAGTATTCAGCAATCCGAATATCCTCCTTCATTACCCATTCGGCATTTGCATCGCCAGTGCCACGACTTGTGAATCCTTGTCCATCGTCTGCGCCTGGATACATTTTTCTAAACGTATTTTTACTGATAATTTCAGTAATTAGACACTTTTCTGCATCGCTGCCATCAGGAAGAACGCTATTAGGATCAAAATAAACAGTAAATGGATTATGAATTGGTTCGATGTAAATGTCTTGGTCAAAGGAAGATTCAGAAATATATCTCGTATTAACCCGCCAAAAACCCCAACCCATGCGCACTTGAAAATCGTTAGCAATATCGTATGCCATATCTGCATTGGAGTTCACCTCAATATGGCGAAAGATGCCTGTAATGATCTGCGCAACTTTTTCATCAGACTGGCTATTCATGCCATGAGCGACCATCCTGGGACGCTGCTGTCTGAATTGATTGGTAATCTGCCTTACATACGCATCAACCTTATTGATCGTCAAGCATGGACGGGATTCCAATCCACGGCTATTCTGTACTTCAATAGGCCATTGATCTCCGGCCGCAAACTTTAAGTCTTCAAGAGCTTCTGAACGATTATTGGAATCAGCATCAGCTACCAATCGCAAAAAGTCTTTGGCAGCTTCAATCCTGCCTTCATCATCAATAATATCGGCCATTTTTAGCCCATCCAGCTAGAAGGTGCGTTATAAGAAGGCTTTTTACGCCTGATTTCTTTAGGTTCAGCAATCATTAAACCAATATATCTAAATGCGTCTGCCCCATGCGAATAACTATCATGCAATGGAGTTTTGCTAAATTGTTTAGTATCTGGATCAACTTCATACTTATAATGTCTTAGACAGTTTAACCCATCGTGGCAATTTTCTCTATCAAACCAACAGTTTGCAAAGATTGAACGTGCCGCATTGATGGAGTCAACAATAGGCACTTTGCCGATAATCCTAGTCTTAAATCCCGCATTTCGGACAATTTCTTCAATTGATCGGCCTGCTGCTGCAAGAGTTTTGTTTTCGGCATCGTGAGGCAGCCATAGCGTGTCATAAACATATCCAAAAGTTTGCAATTTAGAAAGATAATGCGACATAGTTTGTTGACTATCTTCGATATAGCGAATGATTCTCGTTTCCATTCCTATAAACTGAACAAACCACATAGCAGTCGCATCTGACCAGCCCAAGTCAAATACAACGTGTACTGGCTTCATTGGATCATAATTAACTTTAGTAATTCTGCCCTGCAACTCTGCAAGCTGCATTTCTTTGGCAAAAATAGCACCGTCAACAGTCTGTCTGCATATTCCTTCCCAAACAGTGTTGTACGATTCTTGATCTCGGTGCTGCAATGAGATACGCTCTAAATCAAGCGTTTCAGGGAACCAAGGGTTATCAGACCAATTGATCTTTTGTACTACGCAATCGTTAGGCGGTTTAAGAACAAACCTTTGATATGTCTCATCAGATTCCAATTCAGGGTTAAAAGTAATCCAAATCTGACTGTCTTGCTTTCTAATTGTCGGGATCAATACATCCCAGGATCGTTTGCTAACTGACTGAGCTTCCTCAATCCAGCAAATATCAACACCTTCAAATGATTTAATGTTAGTAACGTTGTTTTTTAATCCCGCAAAAGCAAATTCAGTGCCATTCTTGCCCCTGATATTTGTTTGCGTAATCTCATAAAATCCATTCAATCCCAAAGCATCAATTTGATCTGACAATAATTTGTGTACAGAATCCTTAATTGAAGTCTGAAACTCTCGGGCGCACAATATTCTTAATTCGCTTTTAGCCCCAAGGATAAGCAAAGCCCTCGCTACTCCCCAAGATTTTGCACCCCCGCGTCCACCAAACAATACTTTATATCTTGATTTTTCAAATAAACAAGCCAGCTTTACTGGAAACTGTACTTTTGCAATAACAGACTTAATATCACTCATCTTTCTTAACTGGCGTTACAAACGATACTTCAATCCCATATAGCAATGGAGTTCCATCCGCACCTGTAATTTCTTGCTTGACGCTTTCACGATACTTCTTAGGAAATCGAGCAGCCATTGATCGAGACCAGATTGACGCATTTAACTTAGCGCAATCCTTTTCTTCAATCATGTGCGTTTGAGCAATTGTTTCCCACCAATCTTGCTCATATTCTTTAGCTTGCTCCAAGGCGTGCATAAACTCTGGATGTGCTTCTTTCCAGTTATACATAACTCTAGTGGAAAACCCTAAATTGCAAGCTATTTGCTCAATGCTTTTACCTAGCTTGCCCAACTCAATAACCCGCTCACAGAAAGCAGGATCGTATGATGTAGGCCTACCCATTGTGCTAGCCATTATTTTGTATCGGTCTCAGCAGGTGCTACTTCTGTAGCCAAAGTCTTATCAACTGGTTGTGTAGCGAAATTAGCTTGCGGTACAGCTTGATTATGAATCTTTACCAACAATCCATGCACCAGGCGATGTGGCATTTCTTCTAATGCTTTGATGATTGTATTGATCTCATCAACGGTATGCGTTAAGTTAATCATTTCTTTTTGCCTTTTGCTGCTTCACGTTTAACTGCGTAACTAATTGCTACGGCTTGCTTAATGGGTTTACTTTTTGCTTCTGCCTTAATGTTTGACTTAAAGGCTTTTTCTGATGTTGATTTCTTAAGCGGCATGATTTTCCTCTGAAACAAAACAAACGTCTTTCCAATTCATAATGAGTAATCGTTTGCCATCTTCAAAGTATTCTTGATACTTGAGATATTCATCTTTACCCATTGTCCCGTATCTTACAAACTCGCCCACATGAAGATGCTTTGCGGCTTCTGCCCCTACTGCGACAATCGTACCCATATTATCTTTTTCAGACATAATCACATCAATAATAGATGACTTGATGCGTTCAATAGGCTTTACAACAATCGTTCCTTTCAATGGCTTTAGCATGATTTATCCTTTGCTGGACGGCCACGCTTTACTTTTGGCAATTCAACTTCTGCATTGGATTTTGCAATAATTTCTGCATCAATTTTTTTCTGTTCGTCTATTTGATCGTAAAGCCTTATAAACTCAGTGCTTAATTTTTCAAATGTTATTTCGCTGTATTCACCACACCATGAATTTTGATGTTTTGTTTCGGAAACGGGAAAGCGGCGGCATTGACCAATAACGTCACCCCGCATCCAATATAGACAGTCTGAACAGCTTTCAGTAGAATGTATAGCAGCCATGTATAAATCTCCTTATAGATGGTTAGAGCGCCCCGTAATTACAGTTACAGGGCGTTCACTATTAACGATAGCCTGATTTGTCGTGTGTATAGCAAATGCCTTCAGTGCGGCCAGTGTTATACAGTTTGTCAGCGCCGGTCATATCTTCTTTACCCATTCCGACACCGCCCATCACACGCTCTTTACGCTCGCCTGACTTGTCAGCACGATCAACGCCTTTTGGCTCTTTTTCGCCTGACATACCTTTTGCACTGCGCTTATCCATGATACCCATGATAAATCCTTTAAGTAATGTTAATTATAGTTTAAAGCTATTTGTTAATCAATTCAATAGCATCTTTAACGTTTTCAATCCTGGCAACGATGCCACCGCACCAATTGTCATACCATTTTAACTGTTCCGGTGTAAACTTTGCTTTACTATCTCGTTTAATTTCAATAAGATAGGTAGTTTTGTTAAATCCAACCAACAAATCAGGGCATCCTTTACCAACGCCTGATAAATCTGTTACTACTGCTCCATGCTCTCTTAAAGCGTGAACAATCTCTTTTTGATTAACATCTGTCCTCTTGGCTCTCATATATGTCAATCTTAACTGATGATGAATTTATTAAACTGTGGAATGAACATGGCAGTCCTACGGAGATTTCAGCTAATACGGGCATTTCTATTCGGAATATATTTTCCAGACGCCGAAGTATTGAAATTAGACATGGAATTTCATTATTAAGTAAAAGTAGTCTACAACAAAATATTAAACGTGAACAGACCCCTGGGCACGTTCGCAGAGGAATAGATTTAGATTCTGGCGTTGTCATTGTATTTTCTGATGCTCACTTCTGGCCTGATGATACAACCACTGCTTTTCGTGCATTACTTAAAATAATTAAGCTATTAAAACCCAAAGTTATTGTTAATAACGGTGATGCCTTTGATGGTGGATCAATTAGCCGCTTTCCTCGTATTGGATGGGATAAAAAGCCAACCATTAAAGATGAGCTTAATGCCTGCAAATTTTATCTTGGAGAGATTGAAAAAATAGCAAAATGTCCTTTGATTTGGACAATGGGTAATCACGATGCAAGATTTGAAACCATGCTCGCTAACTCTGCCTCGGCTTTCGAGGGGATTTCAGGGTTTAGTCTTAAAGACCATTTTCCCAATTGGCTGCCATGCTGGTCATACTGGATCAATGAAGATACTTGCATCAAACACCGATATAAAGGCGGCAGAAACGCTGGATATGCAAATATTATTGCCGGTGGAGTAAATATGGTCACTGGACATACTCACGTTTTAGCTGTTCAACCTATTACCAATTACAACGGCACACTTTGGGGCGTTCAGACTGGAACATTAGCTGAACCTAACGGCGATCAATTTGCAGATTATACAGAAGATAGCCCGAAAGACTGGCGATCGGGTTTTGCTGTGCTTACTTTTGAACGTGGCAAATTGCTTATGCCTGAACTTGTACAAGTCTTTGGCGAAGATGAAGTTGTATTCCGCGGCAAGATAATCAAAGTTTGATACTTGTCATTTCAAGCAAATCTTGTTCTGACAATCCATAATGCCTAGCAAATGCTTTGCATCCCATTCCATGTACACCAGTATTGCCTCGATGATGCTCTGGACATAATCCAATTACAGGCGCATTGTCACGCTTTCCTGAATGTCGAATATGATGAATTTCACATGGCGTATCTTCATATCCCAAATGCAAGCAAAGTATGCAGCCTAATTGTGCAACTTTGCCGTAATGTTCACGCTGCGCTTTAGTTGCCACTTTTATCTAGCGTCCAATCTTCTAAAGCTAATGCCAAAGATGATATTTCAACAGAAACAATCAATGCGTTTTGATGATCGTTTTTAAGCATAAACTGGCGATATTCTTTAATGGCCGCTGTAATTCCGATCAAATATTCTGAATAATCCATTATTTTAAAACCTTATCAATAGTTCTGTTGTTTGCTTGCTCTGATCGCCAAGCATCAAATCGCATTTGTGCGCTTGAAAGCCGCCATTTCAACGTCTCAGCCTTTTCCGTAGCTGCGCCTATAGCTTTACATAGGTTTTGATATTCTTCGCTTGCGTAGGCTTCTCGTTCTTGCGCTGCGGTAGTCTTTTCATTGCACTTCTTCATCATAATAGCTTTTAGGCTGCTTTTGTAACATTCCAACTCAGCTAATTCACCTTTTGCCTTGGCATATATAGGAGCATTTTCCCAAATATATTCGATTGCTGGATGTGGGGAATAATCGCTCATGCTAACTCCGCAACTTTAACTGCAATCCTAGACCTAAATTGCCCCATGTCTTCTCCTGGTCTTGGTGACATACCCATTTCCTTTGCTTTAGCCATTGTAAGTTGTTCGGTAGAAAACCAAGGCAATGGTGGCTTATTTGGTTTTTTAGGTTCCATGTCCAATTCATCTTCGTATCGTGCAGCCCTTAACCAGCTTGCAGGATGCGGAATAAATTCTTTTTTGGTTTCTTTGATGCGCCAATATTCAATATGAATGTCTATAGCTTCAATGGCCAATTCTTTTTCATCTTGTTTAAGCGATTTCCATGCTTTCTCTGCTTCTTTGCGAGCAATCTTGCGTGGATATTTTGAATAAAAGTCCATAAATTCCATATCATTACCTTTATTTAATTAAGCAATCTTAACACAATAAGCATATTAAATCCCCATTTTCTTTATGGTACGTTTAGCCCTTGTTCGCATTAACCTGTCAATCTTATGTTCAACATCATCGTTATATCGTTTTGATATTTCACTTCTCGTCATGGGCTCAGGTTTAATCGCATCTGCTCGCCTGGCTTTACGCAATATATAAACAGGAATCCAATGTTTGTAATGCCTAAACCATTCTTTAATTACTACTATTTTTGCTTCATGCAATTTAGACAATG